GCTTACGTGGAATTACGGCATCATTTGGCATTTCAAATACTGCTTTAAACATTTTTTCTAATTCCCTTTCTTTGTTATAATAGTCTTTCGGTATAAAGAATGTCTAATTCCAATATTCCTTTTCTAAATGTTCTATCCAATAATTTTTATATTCTTTAAATGTATAATCGATATGTTGACACACAATACAAATATACATATACATCGATTTACCAACAATAGATTCACACCTTTTAAATATAGATTCATATTCATCATAGGTATCAAATATGATTATTAATATTTTTCCTTTTGAATCTGAATCAATAATTTCTTCATCAGTAATATCATTACAATGTCTAATACAAAAATGTTCTTCATTTTTATATTTAAATGGTTTTATTCTATGTGTTAGATCAATTTCTATCACTCTTTTTTAATTCCCCTTCCAAAAGTTTTTCAACCTTTTCTATGTGTTTAGGATCGACAGGACTACCAGATTTGTTTAAATTTAAAAAGTATCGATACTTTTGTTCATCAGTTAGTGGCGAAGTTTCAGCATATGATACAGAAAAATCATCAAAATGGTTTCGATCATAAGGACTTAATTCACTATACAATACACCCTTATATCGAAATCGATCTTCATAAAATTCTATCAAAGCTGTAATTCTCTGTTTACCATCAAGAACTTCATAATATTTATCATGATCTTCACCAAATGGCCTACGGATAATAGCAAATTTTCCAATGTCAACATTATTAAAAATGGAATTTATCAAATCAACTTTTTGTTCTTGTGTCCAAATATTTCCCCTCTGATAATCAGGGTTTAGATCAAGACCAGTATTAGAAGAATAATAAGAAGATAACAAACTTTCAATTTGACGTTGTTGATATGATAACCTCAAATCTTTATTTTTTTCTAATTTTGGTATTTTTAAAGCATCTTCAGGTTTGCGATAGGGTAAACAATCAACCCACAATCTATACCAAATACGAGCATTAGTACCAACAAATTTCCCATATGCTTTTTCTGGATTGATAGTTATAATTTTTACATATTTACCACTATCTAAAACTTCCACAACTTTATTATATTTAAGGTTTCCGATTGCAACACGATCACCAACTTTCAATAATCTGTTTTTAGGTGGCAATGAACATTCAGACTTTTCACATTTACGTTTGAATTCATTGATAGAATAATCATTTCGTTTAAATTCTTCCAAATCAAAATTATTTTTCCATTTGGCTAAAACACGTAAAGCATGAGATTTAAATTTGAATGATTGAACACCACGTGGTAAATAAAGTTTCCAAGGTTTATCACCAGTTTCTTTCCAAATGTCAAATAGTTTGTGTTTTTCCATGTTTATTTCTCCTTTTCAAAGTTTCTTTAAAACCTTTGAGGAATTCTGTGGCTTCTCTTTTCAAATTGAACGACATCCTACCTTTAGCCATTTGAATTTTCCATTTATTATCTTGTCCTTTCCAAATGTCAAATAGTTTGTGTTTCATAATCATTTTTCCTTTTTGGTTAGTGTTAACTCAAATATAACACCACAAAAAGTGTCTGTCAAGGATTAATTAGTGTTTTTTGTATTATCAAAACCTTTGAATAATATTTTACGACCATTAATATACTGATTGCCATCATTAGATATATTATCTTTACACCATTTATGCAATGCATATTCCTCAACATAAGTTTCAGAACTTATAATTAACATACCATCAGCTTCCATTTCAATTTTCATAATTATTCTCCTATTTTTGGTATTCCTTTAACTGTTCCACGATTAACATCACCATTCTCTTGCTCTTTCTTTTCCTCATAAGGATAAAGTATCCTATACCTAATATATTGTTCAGCTTCATGTAATTCAGCAAGCATATTTTTCAAATTTCCATAACCATGTTTAAGATAATGTTTTGCTAATCGATATAAAATATAATTAAAGTCACCATCAAATTTGATATCTGTTAAAAATATATGATCACATACAGCATCTAATTTTTTTCTATTTTTTGGATCTACAAATCGCATTTTATTTAATCCTTTCTATACTTATAATAAATCACTTTTCAATAATCACTTCATGAACCAAATCACACTTATCATTAAATGGTTTATTTTTTGGTGGATCCATAACAAATAAAAGAAATGGTATAGATAATATAATAATGAAATTAGTAATTATAGTAATTATTGTAGCAAAATCTTCTTTATTCATAATTCTCCTTAATAATAGTTATCAATAATAATTAATTTTTCACTGGCTCTTGTCACTGCCGTATACAACCACCTAGCATAATCATCGTCCGATTGATAATAATTCCTTTCATCAATCAACACAACCCTTTTAAATTCACTACCTTGCGATTTGTGGACAGATATGCAATATCCAAAATCAAAAAGATTTACAGCAGTTTGTTTATCATAATTCGAATCTTTATAAATCTTTTTATTGTAAGTTTCCTTCATTACGACATCATATTTAACTTTACCAAAGGCTTTTTTATGTGTCAACAAAAAATTGTTTGATTTGGCACCATCCATCAAAATTCGTATTGTTAATAAGAAATCAGTTTCGATGGTAGCAGATGTTAAAAAACCCATTTGTCCATTCATAACATTTTCATTTTTATTATTTTTTAGACAAATAAGTTTTTCATTAGGATATGGATCGGTTCTAACAAAACTATTTAAATTTCGTACATGATCATTTAACTTAACACGTGTTTTATTCATACCACATAAAATTTGTGTATCTGTTTTATAATCGTATGTGTCCAAAACTTTTCTTGCTATAGGATTGCTGTATTCGAACTTAGCGGCACTTTTACCAAATACCTTAGTTGGGATATACCCATGTTCACGAACGAACATAGAAAGCTTAATGATGGGGTTTTCGAGTGCTTGTCTATGTATTTCATTAAGACGATAATCAGGTTTTTTCATTGGTGAAAAATTATTTTCACCAATGGGAGGTAATTGACCATGATCACCAACAACCAAAATAGGAACACCATATGAAAGCAAATCTTTCCAAATATCCCTACCAACCATACTAGCTTCATCTAAAACGATTAAAGAAAATGGTATATGTTCCTTTAATGTCCAACCAACAACTTCACCATTACCATTAACTTGTGGTATATAAATTAAAGAATGGATAGTTCCAACAAAATCATTCCATTTAAGATTTTTTAATTTTTTACCAATTACGGTACTTGCTTTTCCTGTGTATGTAACATAAGCAATAGGAAAATCATCAATTTCATTTTTTAAAGTTTCTGTAATAAATCCGATTAATGTTGTTTTTCCGGTTCCAGCATACCCACCAACCGATATATACTTACCGCTATTGGATTTATACCAATCGATAACCACATCATGAATATTTTGTTGTTCTGCACTTAATTCAATCATTATATAAAATTCACCAAATTTCTTACATCATTAATTTTAACATCTCTCAATTCTGACACATATCGGTGTTTTAAAATTCTAAAAAAATCATTACACTCATCAATAGCAATAACACAATCACATGAGGATGGAACATGCAACCCTTCACGGATATCTTGTAAACGACAATTACCAATATTAACATTTGGATTATTAACCAAATCATTTTTATAAACTAATAAAATCATAATACACCTTTCTTTTTAATCATTTCTATAGTTTTTGTTGATATTCTATAATCGCTATAATTCAAAACAACTTCAAGCGAACCATTAGGTTTAAGAACCTTAGTAGGTTGTAACAAGATTTTGTTATACCATCTTTCTATAATTTCAAGTTCTTCATATGATAAGCTTTTCAAATTAATCCTTTTTATGACTCCTATAAAAGTGTGTTGTTTTGATCCATCGTAAAAAATTTTCAAAAGTGGTAAACTTTCTAAAAAGAAAATGTTTTCCTGTTTCATATTCACTCAGAAAGAAATACACTTCGTCCGTTATCCAAACAAAACCATTTATTAATTTGCCAGTATCACCAATAGGACAAAATTTATAACCATTTGGATTTTTAGTTAAAAACTCTTTCCAACCATTATCTAAAGCTGCTTGTTGTTGATCTGTGTAACTCATGTTTAATCCTCAATAATTATGTATTCACTTTCTTCATTGGGTCCGACAAAAGCCAAAATACTAGAATGTCCATTTTTGGGGTGTGTATAACGAACATTTTTAGTATTAGAATTAAACTTTTTATCGTCTTCTGTCAAGTAATATTTATAATTTTTTTGTCTTGACCATTTTTTGAGTAATTTTTCTAAAACATCATTGTTTGAAAAATAACCATGAAATGAATGAATCTTTTTGAATCTGTAAATATCATTGTCTTGAGCAACATAACCTTCGCTATTGACTGTAAGTTCAACTGTATACCGAAAACGTTTCATATTTATTTCCCCATTTGGTTAGTGTTAAGTTCAATATAACACCACAAAATGTATCCGTCAAGGATTAATTAACGTTGTCCAATTTCAGATAAAAATTGTCTCGTTGCTTCAAGATCAACAACACGTTGTTTTAGCATACGTGGTAATTCAATTACAGGTATAAGTGGATTTCTAAGTATTTCAGCACCAACACCAGATCCAATAGTCCCATCAGGGTAAGCACGAAACGCAATTAAATCACAAGTGTTGGAAAGATCAACCCAATAATTCATATCATGGTGCCCATTATCAATACATTTTTGATATTCAGAAATATAAGGTTCGCTATTTGGATTAACAACTTCAAACCCTAAATTTTCTAACAATACAATGTCCCTTCCCTCTTGTTTTGTATTATACAAATACATTGGATGTGCATAATAAACTTTAAACATACATTTTTCCTCATTATTTTAAGTAAATATATTAATAGAATATAATACATATATAACACAAAAAGGTTTTTTGTCAATGATAATATTACCAGATAAATTACAAAAAGAACAATTTAAAGAAGATCGTAAAATAATCATAAAACAGACTTCTATAATCGATCATAAATTAGAACGTCATGAAATGTTTAAGGGGAACCCAAACCTTAAATGTGAAAATGTTAAATTAGAATATACAAAAGAACAGATAAGAGAATTGTTTAGATGTAAACACGATCCTATATATTTCATCAATAATTATTGTTTTATTGTAAATTTGGATACTGGTTTAACAAAATTTAAAACACGTGATTATCAAACAGAATTAATAAATAAATTTCATAATAGTAGAAGAGTATTGGTTAAATGGCCGCGCCAAAGTGGCAAAAGTATTACGACAGCTTCTTATGCTCTTTGGCAAGCAATTTTTCAACCATATGCCCAAATAGGCATTCTAGCAAATAAAGCAATGACGGCTATTGGTATTCTTCAAAAAGTAAGATTAATATATGAAAATTTACCTTCATGGTTACAGATTGGTGTTTTGACATGGAATAAAGGTTCTATTGAATTGGAAAATGGTTCTATGATAAAAGCTTCTTCTACATCATCATCAGCCATTCGTTCAATGGCAATTTCCACATTGATAATTGATGAGGTTGCCTTTATTCCACCCGGAATATGGACAGAATTTTTTGAATCTGTCTATCCTACGATTTCATCTTCTAAAAAATCTAAGATTTTTATGATTTCGTGTGTTACAAAAGATACTTTAATAAATACATCAAATGGAATTTTACCAATTTCTAATTATATAGAAAAAAGTAAAAATGGTGCTTATTATATTGATAAATACAAATTAATGGGTAAAGATGGTGTTTTTCATAATGGTGATATTTTTGTAGATAGTGGGTTTGTTGATACAAGAATATTAAAAACCTCAAATGGAAGTTTAGAATGTTCTCATGAACATAAAATGTTATCCATTAAAAATGATGAATTTGTTCCCATTTGGGTAAAAAGTAAAGATTTAAATATAGATGATTATTTAACGGTAGATTATGGACACAATTTTTATGCCAACAATGATGATATATCAGATATTAAAATAGACAAATTACTAAAACCATATGCTGGTCGTAATTACGAATTTGGTGATAAGATCACGCCTAACCTTTCTTATTTTTTTGGTCAATTATTAGGGGATGGATATTTTAGAAGAAATGGAAATTTAAATCAAATAACAATTTCTTCTGAGGATGATATTGGATTTGTATTTGATTCATTAGGGTGGGTATACAATAAATATGATGAAATCCATTATACAATAAATTCAAAAAGAATAGTTTCTCTTTTATTGGGTTTGGGTTTCAATAAAAATCTCAAATCAAAAGAAAAATTTATACCTGATAGATTAATGGGTATGAGTAGAGAAAATATTTCTTCATTGTTATGCGGTTTGTTTGATGCTGATGGTACAAGTGGTAGAAGAGGTATAGTAACAATATCTTTATCTTCTAAAAAAATGATAGAACAAATAAAATGTTTGTTATTAAACATTGGAATTTTCTCATCATATTCAGAAGGCATATCAAAACCAACAAAACTAGTTAAAGTAGAATCCCATTTTTATAGATTAGAACTATCAAAAAAAGATTCTTTGAAATTTTATGAATTGATAGGTTTTAAGTTAGAGAGAAAACAGAAAAACATAGAAAAAATAAAAATTGGTAAAAAAATGAACAATAAAGACGATTTGATACCAAATTCAAAAATTTTTATAAGGGGAATTAGAAAAAAATATGAATGTGTAAGAAATTTAATAAAGTTTAATGGTATTAGTAAAAAGGGGAACCATTTCAACAGAAATACTATGTTAAAATTTAAACAAATATTAGTTGAAAAAGATTATTTTAATATAGAAGAATTGAGAGAATATTTTTATAATGTTAGTGAAAATGTTAGATATTTAAAGATAAAAGACATAAAAGAAAATAAAAATGAAGTGTTTGATTTTTCTTTGGATAATATAGAAGATGATAAATGGTGCCATTCTGTTATGTATAATGGCTTTTTGGGTCATCAAACACCAAAAGGGATGAACCACTTTTATAAATTTTGGAATGATTCTGTCAATGGAAATTCTGAATTTGTCAATTTTGAAATTGATTGGGACGATGTACCGGATAGAGATGAAAAATTTAAAAGAGATACAATTGCAGAATGTGGTATCGAATTTTGGAATCAAGAATATTGTTGTCAATTTCTCGGATCTGCCGGATCTTTAATTAGTGGGAAGAAATTAAGGATTATGACACATGATAATCCAATATCGGAAAAATTTAATGAAAAGTTAAAAATATATAAATTACCAGTTAAGAAAAACCCAAACGATAAACTTTCTCATAATGGAAAATATGTATGTATATTTGATACTAGTGGTGGAACAGGAAATGATTATTCTACTGTTCAGGTTTTTAGGGTTGATGAAAAACCTTATGAACAGGTAGCGTTATACAGAAACAATAAAATACCAATTAGAGAATTCCCATTAATTATAGAGAAAATAGCATTATTATATAACGAAGCATTAGTAATAGGTGAAAACAATACTATTGGTGAATCTGTTTTAGATGATCTTGTTTATGATATAGAATACGAAAATATATTCTATGACAAAGTATATGGAATTGAAATGAACAAAAAAAGTAAAATGCTTGGTAATTCAAATTTAAAAACGAATATTGAAGATGATTATTTTATAATCAGGGATCATGACACAATAGAAGAATTAACAACTTATACCAAAGTTAAAAGTTCATATGAAGCAGATAAAAATAAACATGATGATACTGTCACACCACTAGTAATTTTTTCTTACTTCTTAAGAAAAAATGAATGGGTTGAATTGTGGTTAGATCAAGAAAGAGAAAAAATAGGTGATAAAGCAATTAAGGCAATGGAAGATGATTTGTTACCCATTGGGTTCGTTTCTAATGGCGAAAGTGAAAATAGAATAGGAAAAGAAGATAATTCAGAATATTTTATGCCATTTTAATACATTCATAAGTAAATAATATATACACTATATTATGAATACGTTTTTGTTAATAACATTTTAAGGAGAATAAACTTATGGCTTTTATACTTTCGCCTTCTGTAAATGTGTTTGAAAGGGATCTTTCAACGACCGTTCCTGCCCTTCCAACATCTATTACTGGTATGGTAGGGAGATTTCAATGGGGTGCATGTAATGCTATTGTTGGTGTTACAAACGATAAAGAACTTGTTGATCTTTTCGGTGAACCAAATGATAGTACTTACGAATCTTTCTTTTCTGCATGGAATTATTTACAATATGCTAATAATCTTTTAGTTGTTCGTGCTATTGACGAAACAACTGCTAAAAATGCTGGTTTGGAAGTGTTAGATGCTACCACTACTGGTACTGCTGCTATAGCGGATCTTATTTTAAATGACGAAGCAATAGAAGAATATGTCCCAACTTTTGGTGCAGATGCAAAACTTCAGTTTTTTGGAAAATATCCTGGTGGTAGAGGAAACGATATTAAGATAGCAACTGCAAATTCTACCGATTTTGCTACTGCTGATATCGTTACAGGAACATCATTTTCGAGTGTATTTGATTATGTTCCTGCTGCTGGTGAAGTTGCTGTTGTAGTATTGGTAGATGACGAAATTATAGAATCATATATTGTTTCATTGACTATTGGTGCTAAAGATTTTGAAGGTAACAATAATTACATCGAAGAATATATTAATAGAAGAAGTAAATGGATTGTTGTCTATGATGACGACACAAATGTTGATGATCCAGATTCTTTAGAGGCAACAAGTCTTGCTGGTGGTGTTGGTGCGGCTCCTTCTACTGGTGAAGTAAACATTGGTTATAGTCTTTTTGACAATGCTGAAGAAGTTGATGTTAATATTATCATTGATGCTGCTAACACAAATGTAACCGTTCAACAGCATATTATCGATAATATTGTTGAATCGAGAAAAGATTGTCTTGCATATCTAACTGTAGAAAAGGATGCTGTTGTTGGTGTTGCTACAGTTTCTGCCGCAATAACAAATTGTGTAACTTATAGAGATACCGATTTGGCTAGAAGCACTTCTTATGGTGCTCTTTATGGTAACTGGAAATATCAATACGATAATTATAATGACAAATATCGTTGGTTGCCTGTTTCTGGTGATATTGCTGGTATTACTGCCCAAACTCATTATACACGTGATCCTTGGTTTGCTCCTGCTGGTTATAATAGAGGCATTATTAAAAATACTACTAAATTAGCTATCAATCCTAATCGTGGTCATAGAGATACACTATATAAAGAATTTGTTAATCCATTGGTTAAAGATTCTGATGCTGGTTTTGTTGTTCTTGGACAGAAAACATTAATTTCTACTCCAAGCACATTTTCAAGATTGGATGTTCGTTGGTTGTTCTTGGTTATTGAAAAGGCAATTGCAACAGCTTCTAAATACTTTATCATGGAAAAGAATACCACATTTACAAGACGTCAATTTGTAAGCATGGTTAACCCATACTTAAGGGATATTGTTGGTCGTGAAGGTATTGAAGACTTCTATGTGCAATGTGACGATGTGAACAATAATGCAGAAGTTAGAGCAAGAAATGAATTTATAGCTGATATTTTTATTAAGCCTACTCTTACTGCTGAATTTATTTTACTTTATTTCACAAATGTTAAGGGTTCTGTATCTTTTGAAGAGGTTATTAAAAAGGCATAATTCAAATGGCTAACCAGAATTTCTGGTTAGCCATTTTAAAGAATAAAACTATTTAATAAGGAGTTAGAATATGAGTATAGAAGCATTTAAAGCTGCGTTTGCTTATGGAGTACGACCAAATTTATACAAGATGGAAATTTTTGGTCTTCCAGAAAAATTGCAATATCTTTGCAAAGCCACACAGCTTCCAGGAAAAAATATTGGGATTATAGAAGTTCCATATTTAAACCACAAAGCTAAATTGGCTGGTGATGCAACATTTGATGATTTGACAGTTACTATTATGTTGGATAATGATTTTTCTGTTCGTGATGAATTGGAATCTTGGATGGAAGGTGCCCGTGCCAATGCTGATATCAATGGTGACGAACCAAGCATTTATAAACAAAATGGTACTGTTATTCAACTTGATAATCAAAATAATGAATTGGCACAATATGACTTTATTGGTTTGTGGCCTAGTTCGTTAGCACCATTAGATTTGGCTTTTGAAACAAATGATACAATTGCTGAATATACTGTTACTTTTACTTATGACTATTGGGTAAGAACTAAGTAATAATTTTATTTATCTTTTAACCAACCAAACAAAGGAATATAACAAAATGTACGAAAAATCTTACAATTTTAGAGAAATTTATGAATCGTTTAAAATGAATCAATTAACCGAATCAAAACAAATCAAAGCAAGAATTGACCAATTAGAGAAAAAGATCAAAAATGTTAAAAAAAATGCAAAAACAAATCCAGAAGAAGCAAGAGATATGTTATCTGTTATGAGAGATGATATAGAAGAATTGGTAGACATGTTTGACGAATAGAAACAAATAAATTCTATCTCAAAAGGGAAATAACCTATATTTTTTGGTTATTTCCCTTTTTTATTAGTAAATAATGTATAGTTTAAAGTAATACACATTTTATAGATTAGAGGAATTATGGCTTCAATAAATGATTTAACATCAGGTTTTTCGGATTTTCTAAGACCGAACTTATATGTTATTGGTATAACACCAAGAAAGAATTTCTATAAACAGGATAAGAATAGTTTAGGTATTCTTTGTCATGAAGCTACATTTCCATTCTATACCTTTACAACAAATAGTTTTTACTATAACAATAAAGAAACACATGTTGTGAATAAAATTGATTATGATCCTGCAACATTCAATTTTTATGTAGATAAAGATAATGTTCTACTTGGATTTTTTGATGCATGGTTTAAGCAAATTATAAACGAAAATCATCAATATGGTTATTATGATGATTATGTTTCGGAAATCGAAATAGTTATTATGGATAGAAGAGAACAAACTTCAGCCATTGCAACACTAGTAGATGCATTTCCAATTAATATGGAATCGTTTAGTTTGGGATACGCCCAAAACGATGCTATTTTAAATCTACAGGTTTCATTTCAATTCAAAGAAGTAAAATATGAATTTTTAAAAGCACCCAAACAAATAGATTCTAATAAGATTCAAGAACCCAAAACATGGA